GCATTGATGTTGCTATGGGTGGTTATGTAGACGTTACAACCAAAAACTCTATTATAGAAATCAAAACACAATGGTCTACGGCTAGTGGTTTATTTAACAAAGATGGATCGTTAAGACTTAGAAAGCCTAGTAAAACAGAAACACCATCTAAGGGCCATCTAAGACAGGTAGCCACCTACACAAATGCAGCACAAAAACCACCAATATTAGTGATAGCAAATGCTTTTGAGTACACCATATTTGATGAATACAATACAGAATTTATGCGTAAGAAAGAACTGAAACAAGCCTTTGAGACTATGAGAATATCAGCTAGGGCAAGACAAAATCTACTTAAAATATCAAGCGATCCAAGAGTGTTAGCAGCCTATATGCCACTTAATCTTATGCACTACGTTTGGAATGATTTTGATGAAGATGTTTTAAAAGAAATTATGACCATATGGGGAGTAGAAATATGAAAAATATATGGACTTGGATAAGTGAATTTATAGGATGTTTAGCTTTGTTTGGTACATTTTACATCTGTTATATTCTCATGTGGGCTATTTACCCAGAGGGATTTTAAATGAGTTATCAGAAACCACCTGTAGATTCTAGGAACATTTATACGACAGGTGTTGTGCAACAGGCTTGTGCAGCAGGAACAATAAAAACTACATCTGATCTATTGGAGTGGACTAAGATTGCTACAATGGCTTATGACCGATATATGAATACTAATTCTATGGTAGTGAAAGAAGCTGCCTTTGGAATTATACACGCACACTTGAATGGTCTGACACATATAGGTCAGCTTGAGGGTGACCCTACGGCTAATATCATGCCGTTCCACGAAAAATTTAGCGATCAATTACAGGTCTTTATGGACAATCAAACTCTGGCTAATCTTTACAATCAAATATATTTTTTAACAAGAGAAAGACTATTAAAATGATAACAGAGCAACAAGATATATATTTTATAGAAGGTAATCCACAAAAGGGTTACAAGCCAGAATACGCATCAAAGATTGGTGTAATACTACCACCAAATCCTAATCGAGGTGAAAACGAACCTACATTTTTATTGAATATGTTACCTCAAAGACAAGGCAAGATGGTCGTGATGCCAAAGGGTCAAAAGCCTGGACAAGCTAACCCACAACAAGGGTTTGCACCTAATGCCTATCAACAGGCATCACAGTCAACAGGTGGAGGTTATCCCCAACAAGGCAACAACCCACCACCACCAAGTGGGCCTAGTGACTACCAAACGTCTGGACACCCTTATGCACCTGGTAACACCAATTACTAAGTGACGTACAGTACAAAACATAAAGTCTATGTAATCCCTGTAGCTAACTGTCTAAAGGTTTGCATAGACAAACAAACAATAGCTATTCCTATGAGCAAAGAAGATTATGGTAATTTTGCTTGGGAAGTAATGCAAAGATGGAGAGAAAGTAGTGACAAGGTTAGGGCTGAAGATATTGAAATTTACGAAAAATTACGTTAAGAAGCACGAACTGCCACCAACATTTGTTGAAATAATGGAAGCAGTCGAAACTAAATCACGTTGTGCAGTTCAGTATGCAGTAGATAGATTAGAAGAAGATCAGCTAATAAAAAGAATACCAGGTCGTGCTAGGAATATATGGCCTGTGTAAGCTAATTTTTTTTGAAGAAATTTTTATTATCAACAAACTTGGCATATTCAATCATTTCTTTGTAATTTTTTAGAAACATTTTTTGATAATCCTTCAAAAGCAAATCATTGCTTTTAGAATTGTGTAAATGCAATAAATCATCTACAGCCATCAATAAACCTAAATCAATTTTTTCATTTTTATGTAATACTATTTTATCAGCAAAATCCTGTATAAAATACCAATCACGATAAAAGTTATTCAAATTTTCTGTATGTGTATTCATAATTTTTCTCCTAACTATATAAACTTTCTTCTATTACATCACCAATATCATTGTCATCTGGATTAACCAAATGTCCATAGATTTCCATAGTTGTACTAACCTGACTATGACCTAACTGTTTTGGTATCCATTTAAAAGACTTCTTTTCTTTCATAGCTACTTCAATAATAATACTAGCATAATAATGTCTAAGCACATGAACTGCACCCTGCCATTGATCTAACTTGCCAATCTTTTTTAAGGCTCTTTTAATACCATGCTTTACGAAAGCCTGGTGCGATCTCGGTTTGCCAACGTGCTTTTCACTAGGGAACAACCAATCATTAGCACCCTTGCCTACTACAAAAGACTTTACTCTTTCAGCTAGGTTCTTACCTATGTATACAAATCGTTCTTCGTCATCGTTCTTGACACGATTTTTAATTACATTCTTTTGGCTCATAACCCTGTCAATCTTTATGTAAGGCTTTTCTATATCTAGTTTAAAGTCTGATACTTTTAGTGGCACTACCTCTGATGCTCTAAGACCTAAAGCACATAAATGTGTATACAAAGCATTTGCAGGGTTACAATAAGTATCAACAGCAGTTAGTACCTCTTGTGCAAAAGATTTATCAGGACACCAAATCTGCTTACGTTTTCTTTTAACATTAAATAATTCAGCAGGATTATAAGCAAAGTTGCGTTTATTTTTAAGGTAAATATAAGTTATTGCTCTTTTAAAACCTGTATAAATATGATGAATAGTAGTTAAAGATACAGGCTTATTACCATATTGTTTTTTCTGCACTAAAGTTTCATATATTCTTTTCATAGTAAATTCATCTATGCTTGATAACCTCAAATCACTAATAGATTTACCATCAACTTCTAGTGGTGTTTCAATTATAACATTACCTTTTTTGTCTCTTTCAATACCCATAATATGATATTCAAGCTGATACTTATAACCTAAGTAAGTGTTTTGCTCGTGGTTTTGTTGTGAATAAGGCAAGAAGCTATTAATAGCATCACGAACTGTTAGAGTGCTTATTGGTATAATTTCTGACTCTTTACCTAACTGCATCAACTTTTCTGTTAAGGCTTCTTCAGTTGTAGCAAATGCTATTTTCTTACCATTCTTTCTAAAATAATAAACATTATTAGCTTTATCGTAGGAGTATTTAACTGACATTATCTTGCTCCTTTTAAAATACATTTAGATATAAATTCACGCACTAATTCTTGGTTGCTAGACATTTCATCTAGCATTTGATCTTTGTTAAATAGAACTGCCTGACACATTTGATCGAATACAATCTGACCAATAGTTGTCTTGTATAAGTAGTTAAAGTCTTTATAAAGCATCATAGTCTCCTAACCAGTTTCGCTTATTTATAAGAACATTATATGCGAATACGCATAGTAATGCAAGTAAAAAAAGACACAAACCTGTCAGCCCTATGCTCATTTCCTGTGAACCCCTTGCTCTATCCCTATGAACCCTAGAGATTTTTACTAGACACTTACTAGACACTTTTATGCTTTTTGGGGGTAATTTTGACCTATTTTTTAGGAACGTATTAAGTATCAAATAGGTACATTTTAGGCATGGGTAATAAAAATAACTCAATAACTTCAATAGCTTACAAGCTAAGTCTTTGATATTTCTAACATATTTTATTTTGGCAGAAATGGTGGGACTAACTGGGATTGAACCTGTCGTTTGGCTCTGTAACCCATTGAAATCATTAAGTTTATTTTTACTACTAGACAGCACTAGACACCCTTTTGTCTATTTTTTTACTGTCAATATGATAATTTAGTTTTACTAGACAGGTCAAATTATTTTACTAGACACTTTTTTTTGTATAACTAGACACTTTAGACCTGTTACACCCTATGCCTTACGTCTTTTAGCCATCTTGTTTGGTTTAATCTTTTTGACCATTTTCATTTTTTTCTTCTTTGGTTTCATAGAACCATAACCTTTACCCATAGGCATAATATTTCTCCTTTGTTAACATTTCCATCTGCGTCTTGCAGCCTTACCTCTTGGGCCTGTCCAACTCCTAGACCTAGCACAAAAAGACTTTCTTCTAGCAGCAGCTTTACTACCAGGCTTCACCTTACCTGTTACTGGTGCTTTTAAATTACTGCCTGTGGCTTTGTTGTATTTAGCCCTACCCTTTGCCGTAAGACCACCACCTTGTTTTATTGATCGTTTCTCACCTCTACCAACAGATAGATTAACTGACTTTTTTTTCTTACGTTTAGATTGAGCCATGCAATGATCTCATGCGTTTAACAAGCCTACCTGCTCTGTTAGGCACTTGTTTATACCAGTTAGAATCAATCATCTCATCAGCAGCTTTGTTCCAATCTCTAGCATCAACACCTGATTTCATACCTACAAACTTTTTTAGTCTGGGATATCCAAGATTAAACATCATGTTTGCTATGATTAGCTGTGCATCATCTGGCAGGTGTTCAAAGTCATCATATAATAATTCACAGTCACTTAGGACAGTCTCTATATCCTTATCAAACCAAGCCTTTACCTGTTCTTCTGGTATCTCAACACCGATCTCTGTGTATTTCTCATCATCCCATTCTGTAATCATGTGACCGATTCCACCTGTAACCACGTTTTCGCTGCATAAGTAGGTTTCATGCTTACAGCCTTCATCGGCTTCAAGTTCTTTTCTTAACTGATCTATATCCATGATTTGCCTTTTTTTGGTATGTGTTCTTAAATGCCTAAACAGGTCTTGCATTACTTTCTTTTTCTAGCTTTTGCCTGTGCAGTCTTGGATAGTTCTCTCATGTGAAACAACGGCTTTGATGAAGCTGTGTGTGTCTTACCAGAATGTAACTTGCCATTAGGCATCCTGTGCATACCACCCTTATGTTCTGTGCCATCTCTAAAATAATGTTTTACACCTTTTGCCATTACTTCTTCCTTTTTTTCTTTTTAAGTTTCTTAAAATCTGCACCAGTTATCTTGTTTCTTGGTGGTGCTGTTCTAGCTAGTTTTTTCTGTTTTGGAGAATATTTACTAAAGGGCATTATCGTTTCCTTTTTCTTACTATTGTTTTTACCTTGCTTTTTGGATTGGCACGTTTGCGTTTCACAGCCGACCTAATCTGTGATTTAGTCATGCTCTTAGCTTTTGCAGATGGCACACATTTAGGGTAGCCCCTCTTACTGCCTTTGGCTTTACTGCGACCACATTTCTCATAGCCACCACCCTTTTTAGGTGCAGAAATATCGACCCATTTTTCTTTCTTGAACCACTTAGTAAGTCCACCTGTAGGCTTTGCCATTACGCAGTCCTATACTTTCCACCACGTTTCTTGTATGTCCTAACTAAATAGGCATTGGCATAAGCTGAAGGATATACGTCAAACTTTCTTTTTGTTTCGGCCTTTACCCTTGAGTACAGGGCTTTGTTTGTTGGTATTGCTTTTTTCTTGCTGCTTTTCTTTTTTTTGCTTGGTAATGCCATGACCTGCCTTTGCTTTCTGTTTTATTGAATCAATATATTTGTGCCAAAAATAGTTAGCTATCGTATGAAAGAAATCGTATAACCTCATGTAAATACTATTCATTTTCTTTTTCCAAAAAATTTAGTTGCTGATCTAACTGCAAAACTACTGCTTACAATTATTCCTAAAGTGTATTGATAATACTCTGGCATAGCTTCTAGGGCTGTAAATCCATCGGCTACTATTTGCCTTCCCCAATCACCACAGAAAGCTAGTATAAGAGGTATGCTAAACAATAGTGTTAGCCACTCATCTTTAAGGCTCTGTGTAGAACCCTTTGCCATTAGCTTTTCCCATTCAGCAGCAGATGTAGCTGAACTAACCATTACCTTTGCTTCTGCTTCAGCCTTTGCTTTAGCAACAGCAGATTTACCCTCTTGTTCTGCTTTCTTCTTGTCCATCCAACTAGAAAAAAGTGAACTGACAGGCCCTATTAGTGCTTGTATCATTTTCCATTCCTACTCATATAAGCTGTTGAACCCATATAAAAACCGACAATTGAACTGCCTGAGATGAACAATAAATCTGTGATGGCTGATAACTTTTCTAGCCGTTCTATGCTTATAAATGGCGATGCTAAATAGGCTGCATACAAGCCCATAAATATTAACGTGTATCTAGCCATTCTAAGCTGTGCCAAGTTCTTTCGTAGCTTAGTCTCTGTCTCTTTTATTTCTTTGGCTTGTTGTAGTTCTTCATTCGTAATTGTATCGTCACCATCAAGATCGTACTCATCTAGGATGGAGTTTTTTTGTAGTTTTTTTTGGGTCATTGAGTAAATTGATTGACAATATCTTGTGTATCAAAATCAGTAGAACTGCTACCAACTTGACCTGTAATCGTTCTAGGATTAACAATCATTCTAGTCAGGCTTGGTAAAAGACCTGGTGCATATTTAGATAAAACTTGTTTTATACCTTTTTGTGACAACTCTTTTTGTATGACATTAAGTTTATCAGGTCTTGTTTCTGTTAACATTCTTGCTAATTCATTTGCAACGGCAGTCTCTTGTTTGTCAGCTACAGTCTTATAATCTTTGGCTATTGCTTTACCAATCAAATCAGTAAGTCCACTAACAGGATCACGTCTGGAGAAGTCTCTTACTTTTCGTAATGCTTCACCTCTTAAAATTGTAGGACTACCACCCAAAGTAAATTTTGATGTTTCCCTCATTACAACTTCTGTTTCTAAATTGTTTATAAATTTATTTGCAGCAGCCTTACCTAAATCTGTTTGTGGAAATGTAAGTTTTAAAAGTTTCTGTCTTTCTGGGCTTTTTAATAATCTGCTCATAGCAGTTCTTTCTGCACCTTTTTCTATTTCTGACAATATGCCTTGCATAGAACCAAGACGAAATGCTTCTAATTGTGAATCAGACATATTACTAATTTCTTCAGCTAACTCATTAGAGTCGGCTTTCAAAAATTCTCTGCCTTCTTTCATTGCATCCATCACAGATGATTTGCCTGACCAGTAATTTCTAGCTAATTTATATGATGGATTTTCTTCATCTAATATATTTAAGAAAGCTGTTCTTGTACTTTTTGAAGCATTTAATAAATCTTTACCTGTGCCACTAATAGGTGACTTACTATTATAAACTGTATCGTCTAAACCACGTTTTAAATAGTGCATAAATTTAGTTGAAATATTTGTTGCTTTTTTACCATTCAAAGTGAGACCATTT